TCCGACGCGCTGCCCGACATCGGCAAGGACAAGGATGTCTCGCTACACCTGCGCGGAAAGTGGGTGATCGAGATCGCCGAGATGCACGCGCTGTCCCGCGCCGAGGCCTCGCTGCTCAAAAGCTTCCTCTCACGCACCGAGGAAAAATACCGCCCACCCTACGGCCGGCTCGAGGTCACCGAGCCGCGTCAGTGCGTCTTCATCGGCACCACCAACAAGGACAGCTACCTGCGCGACGAAACCGGAGGCCGGCGCTTTTGGCCGCTTAAGTGCGGGGACATTGACGTAACCCGGTTGCGTACGGATCGCGACCAGCTCCTGGCCGAGGCCATGGTCGAATACCGCGACGGCACCAAGTGGTGGCCGGATGCCGCGTTCGAGCGCGACCACATCATGCCCGAGCAGGAGGCACGCTACGAGGAAGACGCTTGGACCCCGACCGTCGACCAGTGGGGCGTGCTCTCCCCCGGCGACATCACCACCGCGCAGATCGCCCGCGAAGCCCTCGGCATCGAGACCAACAAGCTCGACATGATGGCGCAAAAGCGCATCGCCGCAATCATGCGCAAGCTGGGTTGGATACAGGTCCATACCGAGAAGGGGAACGTGTGGCGCAAGCCCACCAAACACTGAACCCTGAACCCTCCTGAAGCGTCCTGAACCCTATTTCCATATGAGCCTCCGCTGCGCGTGTGTGTGCGCGCGCGCGCCTGCGCGTGAGAGATCATATGGAAAATGGGTTCAGCACCCTTCAGACCCTTCAGCCCCTACTGAAATTGTTGGGAAATTTCCTGACCTGTACTTTTCCCGCTTTTGGAAAAAAGGGCGCGGGGGCGGGCGCGAAGTGCGAGCGCCGGTCCAAGAGACGTTGCGAAAGGGTCCTTCCGGAAAATCCTACCGTCGATGTCAAGTACGCGGCCACTATGACCGGGAACGGGGCGACTGTCAACCCCCAGAATATACAGTCTGCTATGCAAAAGCGTATAGCTTGGGAGTTGACATGTGCAAACCGTGAGAGTATACACTGTAAGGTTAACTCAATCTAACACAAAGGAACATAGTATGCGAAATCGTATCTTCTCGACAACGTCGGCCAAGGCAATCAAGGCGGGCGATTTCGGTTACCTTAACGCCATCCACTACATGGCACCCCACACACTCGGCGGAGTTGGCAACCTTTGCGTCGACTCGAGCGCGGGGTGTCGCGCGCTATGTCTCGGCCACTATAGCGGGCAAGCTTCAATGGTCTCCGATCTAGAGCGCGGCGACAATTCGGTCAGAGCATCGAGGCGCGAAAAGGCGCAGCGCTTCATGCGGGACCGGAAGGCCTATCTCGCGGATATGGTGCTGGCGATTTGTCAAGTGAAACGGGAGGCCGCGCGCAAAGGCCTTCGGCTGTGTGTGCGGTTAAACGGTTCAACGGATATCGCGTGGGAAATGATCAGGGTATCTGATCGCGGTCACACACTGTTTGACCTGTTTCCCGACGTTCAATTTGTCGACTATACGAAAATCGCGCGGCGCTTTGATCGGCAGCTGCCGGCCAACTATCACTTGACGTTCTCGCGGTCGGAAACGAATGAACTAGCGGTCTGGTCGTTGCTGGCGCGTGGCGTCAACGTGGCCGTGGTTTTTGCTGGCGCAAAGCCTAAGGCCTACTGCGGCGCGGAAGTTATCGACGGCGACAAACACGATTTGCGGCACTTAGACCCGCGCGGCGCGAAAGGCTATGTGATCGGCCTCTCCCCGAAAGGACGCAAGGCCAAGGCGGACACGAGCGGTTTCGTTGTGCGCTGAGTTGACACACTCGAGCATGGTGCTACAATCGAGCATAATGGAGGTATAGCTATGCGAGCGAAACGGCTACACACGCAACGCCTACGTCAAAACTGGTTACGTGATTTTGAAAACGTGGTTTTGACGCTCGCGCCATCGATGCGACAGCGCGCTGATTTCTGGGACACGGCCATCCACTTGTTTAATCAAGGGCTAGCGCCGGCGCGCGCGGCTCAGCAATGGCTCAACACCACGTACAGGCAACACCAGGAGGAGCGCGAATGACCGCTTTCGACGACGGGTGGCACGACGCTGAGGACAAGCTAGGCCACTATCGGCTGATGGTCCGCATGCTCTCCGAGGTCTCTGACCTCGAGCTGTCGGACTATTGGCACGGATGGCACAGCGGCCAAAAACATCTCCGCGAAACCACGAAAAAAAGGAAACCACGAAAATGAGAATAACATCAATCGAGGGCCGCAACCTGATTGCGGCGTTCTTCAACATCGACGGATACATCCTCGACGGAGTGTTGACCGAGGAGCAACAGGAGCGGTTTTGCCGCGATCCCATCCACTACTTTTTGCGCTGTGAGGCTGAACAGCGACAGGCAATCTGGGAAGCGGTGTGGGATCGGCACACAGGTCGCGGAGGAGCACGAAAATGACTGTCGAAAAACGTCAGGACAAGCTTGCGAAAAACACCGAGGCAATGGAGCGCGAGCTTGCGCGCCTTGTTCGCATTGTGAACCGCATCAATGTGCTGCGCTTCCAGCGCAAGCGATTACTCGGGCCGAAGAAACCACGAGAAATTAAATATCGCTCGCTCGACGACATTCGCATGGCCGCCGGTGGAAATGAGTTCAACGATGACCTTCCGATCTAGCAACACGTACGGGCCGGCAATGAGCCCTGAGGATCAGGAGGACCGGGCCGAGGCTTTGGCCAGCTGGTTTGAGCTACAGAAAATACACTCGGGTGACGCGCTGCTCATCATGGTCACGCTGTTAGGTGGGATTATCAGCGCTTCCGCTCCTGGTAACCCGAAGCAACAGCGCAAGGGCGCGTTGCTCGTTTGCGAGATGATCATGGAGAAGTTCCCGGAGGGCAAGAGATGATACAGGCTGTCAAACCATCGAGCGATGAGCTGCGCGCTCTCGCTAACATGCTCGCGGCCATCGACCCGTTTGTGAAGCTTAACGGAAGGCTTCCGCTGCGGTGCGTCCAGGCGTACCTCCTGGTCGCGTACCATGAAGGCCTGCCGGTCGGCGACTACGCGAAGATGGCGCGCATACCGCAAAGCACGATGTCGCGCACGCTGCTCGACATCGGTGATAGCGACCGCTACGGCGGAGAGGGCCACGGCCTCGTCCTCGGCCGCGACAACCCCAACAATCGCCGCGAAAAAGAATATTTCCTGTCGCCGAAAGGCCGCGCGCTAATGCGCAATATTACCGCGAAGATAGCGGGCTAGCCGACACGACGGGGGCGGTAGTTCACGGGCTGGGTTGAGGGGGGACAAACGACCGCCCCCGTCTTACTGCCAAGGTAGCGGCCCGGTTGAGCCTGAGCCGCACCGTGCTAACCTAGCACGGGCAAGGCGGTTCCGCATGGCCAAGAAAACAGACCCGCTCGAGACGCTCGCTGATGCGGTCGAAAGCATCGCCGCGTCGCTCGAGGTGATCGCACGCACGATCCTCAATCCGCCAACGCACGAAAGGCTAATGGGCCCGCCGCCGCTGGACGCAAGCCAGCAATATCTGTCAGGACAGTGGAAGCGTCGCGACGGGAACGTCTATGGCACCCCAGAAGAGCAAGCCCGCCTCAATAAGACAAGGCCTGTACGACCTCCTCCAGGCCGTTGAAATTGACACGAAAGAAGAAGGCCGCACGCACGTCCAGCCCTGGATGTCGCAGCGGATGGTCATCGACCAAATATCGAAAGGCCTGCAGGAGGGCGTTCATGAGTTTGTCGTTCTCAAATGCCGCCAAGTTGCGATCACGACCGTCTGCAGCGTTGTCGAACTGTTCTGGGCGCTCGCAAATCCTGGTGTGCAAGGGGCGATTATCGCTGACCGCACCGACAACCTCGAACGGCTGCGCCGGATATTCGCGGCGCTTTTGGAGACGTTGCCCGCCGAATGGCGAGGGTCCGACCACAAATTAGTCCAGAACAACCGCGCGGGCATGGCGTTCGCCAACCGGTCGGTGATCGATCTCCTGGCTGCTGCGAACAACCCTGACCTCGGTGCGTCACGCGCGCTCAACATGATGCACGCGACCGAGTGCTCGTTATGGCGCTCGCTAGCCGGCGTCGAAAGCTTGAAGGCCTCGCTCGCACGACAGAACCCGCACCGGCTATACGTGTGGGAGAGCATCGCGAACGGGTTCAATTGGTTTTACAATCACTGCCAGCAAGCAAAAGAAGACCGCCACATGCGGTTCATCTTTTGCGGTTTCTGGTCAAACCCAACCTACTCAATCCCGAAAACTGATCCCGACTACAAGGTGTATTGGGACAACAGGTTGACCGATGAGGAACTGGGGCGTGCGCGCTGGGTCAAACAACACTACAACGTCATCGTCAAACCCGAGCAGATTGCATGGTGGAGACGCGAATCAGAGTACCGCGCCGAAGAATACATGTTGCGCCACTATCCCTGGCATGAGCGCGAGTGCTTTATTGCGAGCGGCCAAGGCTTCTTCCCCGCGCAAAGAACCCTTGAGATCGGGGAAGCATTGGCCGGCGGCGCTCCGTACAAAGCGTACAAGTACATTTTCGAAGACGCTTTCCTGGGCTCGCGCATTGAGCAAACTCAGGACCGCGATGAGGCCACACTCCGCGTCTGGGAGCCGCCTGAACCCGACGGGGTTTATGTTATTGGTATCGATCCCTCCGGGGGCGGTGGCGGTGACGCGAATGATCACGCCATACAGGTCTTACGGTGTTACGCCGACCGGCTCGTGCAGGTGGCTGAGTTCCAGTCCAATCGACCGCTTACCTATCAACTCGCCTGGGTGCTCGCTCATCTTGCGGGCGCGTATCGCGACCATCTTGCGAACCTGGAAGTAAGCGGCGTCGGTGCCGCTGTGATGCCCGAGGTGCGCAACCTGCGGCAGCTCGCGGAACGCGGCATCATCCAGGCGATGCCGAATAGCGACCATATCCTATCGATGATCGGTTCGATCCGGTGGTTTTTGTATAAGCGCGCGGACACGATGGGCGGCGCGGGCAATGTAATTAATTGGAAGACCAATCAGGACAACAAGCATCAGATTTACTCCGAGCTGCGCGACAGCCTGATGTTGCGCCGCCTCGAGATACGCTCGCTGCGTCTCGTGCAGCAGCTCCAGGCCGTAGTCGAAGATGAGGGCTGGATCGGGGCGGGCCCGGACACCGGCGAGAACGATGATTTGGTGTCGGCGCTCGTTCTGGCGCATCATGCCTGGATCGAATGGAGGCGCGCGGGTCTCATCGCGCGAAATCTGACATGGGAGAGCGTCCACGAGAGACCGCCGGCAAATCCTGGCTCAGTTCTGTCGTTCGCGTTCAGCCAGCACATGCGAAACATAAATCGCAAGGCCACGAGACGGCAGGAACGGTTCTAGCGCTGCTCTTCCTACCGTTCATTATGGCGTGCGCGATGCTGCTCTTGATGATGTTCAGCGTCGCATGGGCGCAGCCGCAGTGGCCAGGAGGTTACGCCGGCCGGCCGCCGACCAGTCAGAGCCACCCCGGTCGCTGTTGGTGCGCGTTCCACGGGCCGCGTGGTGGATGCCGGCGATGGGTTTGCAGAGAGAGACGCTGATGCCGATCATTCGCACTTATGCCTGTCCCGAGTGCAATCTGATGACCGAGGTCACGTTGACGCTCGAGCAGTGGGAAGACCCGCCGCCTGATTGCCCTGCGTGCGCGCAGCAGGGAATGGTTCAGGAGTTCAGACCGCCGGCCATCGTCGGGTCAGCTCGAGCACGCGCCACCGCCGTAGCCGAGGACATCGCGGCGAACGACTACCATGTCGCGGACATGCAGACTGATCACCGCGAGGGCTCGAGGCCCAAGGTGCGGCTCAAAGACAAGGTCCCCAACCCGAGCGACTGGGGCAAGGCAGGCGATGGCAGCGTGATCACGCGGCAGGCGCTCGAGCACGCGATGGCTCTCGGCCGTCAGACCCGGCTACGCTACGGCGACGGCCTCGAGGTCCTGCAAAGCAATATCAAGAGCGGTGCGGAACCTGATCTGATCGCAGAGAGCAAGAAACGATCAGCGAGGATTTGGTGAGCCTTCGTATCCCCAAAGGCAAAGACGACCTGACGACGTTTCTTAGGGAAACAGTCGACGAGTGCATGGGCAGCGCCGAAGAGCGCGCTATGGTCTACACGCGGGCCGCTCAGTACTACTACCAGGGCACATGCGACAGCCGCGCGGCGATCTACAACAAGTGCAAACCGTTTATCGACAAGCTCGCCGGTTTCTTGATGCAACCGACAGACGTTCGGTTCCAGGTGATCTTCGACAACGACAAACCTGACGATGTCCTCGAGCGCGCGCAGCTGGTGGGCGAGAAGCTCAGCGCGGACTTCAAACAGACCGACAGCGACATCACGTTCGCCGAGTCGACGGTATGGGCGCTGATCAACGGCTGTCAGATGCTCAAGCTCAAGCCCGATGGAGAGGCGTTCAAGATCGCGCCGGTTCATCCCGTGAATTTCGGTGTCCTCGGCGAGACCATCCTTAGTCTCGAGGAGCAGGAAGGGGTTTGCCACGTAAGCTACCCAACCATCACGCGCGTACGCTCGTGGCTCGAAGAGATGGAGCATCCGAGGGAAAGAGAGATTGTGCAGCGGATGCTCGAGGGGCGCGGTGGCAAGAAAGAGGATCAAACCCCGACGTACTTTCACCAGATCGTCGTTGGTGGACTGCAGCCTCTCGGTGATGTTGGTCGACCGCCTGAGGCCGGCGGCATCGTCAACGTGTTTCCGACGCCAACGCCGTGGCGACCCAACACGCGCTTCCAGGAAACCGTAAAGTTTTGCGAGCTGTGGCTGCGCGATGCCGACCGCGACGACTACACGACGTTCCAGCTGGTCTATCCCGATATCGTCATCGAGGGCGAAAACACGCGCCGCAACTTAAGTCGCGTTCCTGGCCGCTTGCCGTTCATCAAGGTCCAGGCTCAACCGACGCCAGGATATTTCTGGGGTCGCTCGCTGATCGCCGACGTGCAGATGTTGCAGGACGTTTTGAACAAGCGGCTACGCGATCTAAAGGTGATGTGGGACCGCAACGTCAACGCACCGCAAGTGTTCAGCGGGTTCACCTCGGTGACCGAGGAGCAGTACTTCAAGATTATAAACGAAGGTGGCTTCCTGAATGATCCAAATCCAAATGCCAAAGCACAGCGTTTGCTCGAGCCGCCGCCCGAGACTTTCCGTGAGGAGCTGGAGCTGATATGGCAGATGTTCGACGAGGCGTCCGGGTTTAGCCCGATCATGAGCGGTCAGGGCGAGCCCGGTGTACGAGCTGGCGTTCATGCGCAGACCCTGGTCCGCACGTCCAGTCCACGGTTGATAGACCAAGCGGCTCGCATCGAGCGCCAGCTCGCAGAAACTGGGTTCCTCGGTCTTCGCATAATGCAGGCCATGGACCCGTCGATCTACACGACCGACAAGGGCGTGGACTTCCTCCTCTCGCAGCTCCCTGGCGACATGCAAGTTCAGGTCGATAGTCACAGCGCGTCGCCGGCGTTCGCAGAAGACAACAGGCAGGTTGCAATCGCGCTCGCTCGAGCAGGAGCGGTCGACGCCGAGGACCTCATCCACATGCTGCACCCACCCGGTGCCGCATTACTTCTGCATCGCTTGCGACAGCGGCAGAAAGCGCAAGCTCAGCAGGCGCAGCAAGAGAAGCAGGAAGAACTCATTCGCGATGTTATCAAGCTCCCACAGCGCGGCGGTCGAGGCGGTCGCCGGCGGCGTGATGGACAGTCGTGATGTTTTGGGTTTAGCGTGTTGAGATGGCGAACGTCGATCAAGACCCAGACGCCCCGCCCGGTATACCGACTGAACCGACACCGTCTGGTCCTGGCGCAGTCGGTGGGCCTCCTGCAGCTGGCGGGGGACCGATACTGGCTTCGCTCGCTCGTCAGCGGCAGGGGCCGCAAGTCAGCGCACCGGGTCCTGGCAACATGGCGGACAGCATGAACATGCTGTTGCAGGCAATCGGGATGATGCAGCAAGCTCTACCAGGACTACAGCCAGGGACGCCGATACACCGCGACGCACTCAACGCGCTCTCGCGGATGAGCAGACACTTACCGCAAGGCGCGCCCACCGCCGGAATACAGCAAACGAACTTGCGCGATCTCCTGCGCCGCGTAACTCAGAACGCGATGTTCCAGCGCATCCTCGGTCAGCAAGGACAGCAAGCGCCGCAAGGTCAGGGCGAGGATAGTCCAGCGGGACCGATACCGCAGATGATGGCGCAAGCACCCATGCCGTCGACACCGCTACCAGGAGCGTGATATTGGGCCAACTAAACCCGTTGTGGATGTGGGCACTTAACGAGACAGACATAGGAGGCGAAAATCGCTCAGAACAGGAGTTACGATCCACCTATCACCGCGCCGCCGGAAACGCCGCCGCGTACGATCTTGCAGGTGGACACCCAGTCGGAGGTGAGCGAGTGGGGGGCCATCCCCGCTATCGTTCCGAAACCGGAAGGTGGAGTGCCGCTGCAGCCGGCTATTGTTGGGAAGAACAACAATAACTAACGGAGGCTGCGATGCCACGCGAAGTAACCGATGAGGAATACAACTACCTCATGGGTCGCAAGCAGGTCGCCGACTTCGTCGAGTCGATCTACAACGATCCCTCGCTTAACAAAGAAGCAAAAGCGCTGATCAAGCGTAAATATCCCAATCTTCAAATCACCGATTACGACCTCGAGACGAAGATCGAGAAGCGCTTCGAGGCCGAAAAGAAAGCGCGTGACGACCAAGAGCAGGCCGCGAAGAAAGCGGCCGAGGACGACGCCTGGAAAAAGACGCGCGAGAAAACCCAGCAAGACTATGGCTTCACCGAGGACGGCATGAAGGAGCTGGAAGACTTCATGGTCCAGAAGAATATCGGTGATTACGAGGTTGCGGCCTCGTACATGGCAAGCAAGAACCCGAAACAATCGGACGCGACATACGGGCATAACGACGGTCTGTGGAACCACAGCAAGCAAGAGGGTTTCAAAGAGATCGCCTCGGACCCCGAAGGTTGGGCACGGTCACAAATCCTGCAGGCTATTCGCCGCGATGACGAGCGGAACAAAGGTCAGAGGTAAACCATGCCTATCCTTGGCGCAGGTATCATCCCGTCGGGACCAATCGGTCTCGAGCTGGAAGCGACAGTGCGTCGCGTCTTCGCGCAAATGGTGGTCGTTCTGCTCTATCGGCAGAACCCACTGCTTTCGCTTCTCTTGCGGAATGCCATCCGCGCCAGCGGCGGTGTGAGCCCGTACACACAACCAGTGCAGACTGGACAGTACGTCGCCTCGAGCTGGATAGGCCCAGCGGGGCAATTCAATTTGCCCACCGACGTTGCCGCGACCGTCAACGCGGAATTTAACATGTGCGCGTTGGCGACACCGGTGTCGTCACTCGGGCTCGAGCAGCTCGTCACGCAAGACGCAATCGCTGTTGCGTCGCGTCTCATGCTCAAGCTCAACGATCTCAAGAACTCCGCGCTCGAGGCCCTCGCAGACGCATTATTCGGCCCCCCGATAACCAACGTCCTCCAGATGTTTTCCCTCCGAGATGCATATGGAGACACGGGCGTCTATGGCGGCCTCGACCGGGGTACTTACCCGACGTGGCGCGGTCTTCACATTACTGGTGCTGGCAACATCCTCACACGCAGGGACTTCATCCCGACGCTGCTCAAGGCCGTGAAGCATAGCGGCGGTGAGGCGCTAGATTTCGTTGTGATGTCGGTCGAGGACTGGACTACGTTGCTCACCGATTTCATGACCGTCGAGCGTTACAACAATGACCCCAGCTCGAGGTGGGGCAAAGATGACCCAGTCAACTCAGGCTTCCGAGGTCTCCTCCTCGGCGACACGCCGCTCTTCTTCGACCTCAACTGCCCTCAAGGAACTGCTATTGGGTTCAACAGTAAGTACATCACCCTGGTTATCCACGAAGACGCTAACTTTGCTTGGACTGGCTGGTACTCAACCATCCCGCAAGGACAAATCGCGAGCGTCGGGCTCTCGCTGACGGCGCTCAATCTTGTCTGCTCCAAACCAAGCACCGGCGTAATCATCGACGGCATTACTGGTGGGTCACCGGGCTTCCCGCCCGCACCACCTCCATGATCGGGAGGCTAAATGCACCCTCCGCCTGGACGGCCCTGGCGATCAGTTCGCGTTAGACCACCGCGTCCGCCTCCGGGCACTGCGCCCAAGGGCGCTATTGCACTACCGCCCTTGCCTCCGCACTACATCATGCCGGGGTCGCATTTCCTCGATCCGCCTTACAGCCGATTGCCTCACCACGGGCCGCCGTGGAAATGGGGCCATTGGCCGTTCCCGCGTGATCCATGGCGGTTTGAAAGCGAGACCCGTGCTCCTGGCACAGGCCTGATTAAGGGCCGCGCGCGCCATCCGAGGCCTTGCTGATGACCGATCTCCAGCCGGCAACTGTCCCCGAGCCCCCAGGCTGGCCCCCGATAGAGCCAGCTCCGGTGCCGCCGTCAGTCCCCGGCATTGAGCAGCCGGTGTTCGAGAGCGGCAGCGCAACTGAGCCCGAGCCGCCTATCGACATCACAGGCTCACCGATTATCCCTCCGCCAATAATCGGCGAGGGCGGTGGTGAGCCTCCGCTGTTTCCGCCGCCGACACCGCCGCCTGCGGGCGAGGTACCGGTCGGCGTTCTGGTCGGCCCAGCCGTTGCAGCAGCTGGCGTGCCACCGTCGGTCGCCGGCATCGAGCAACCAGTTTTCGAGACTGGTAGCGCGACCGAGCCCGAGACCGAGTTCCCTGAGTTCACCACGGAATTTCCGTCACCGCCGATTGTCTTTACGAACCTGATGATGATCGGTGCGGACGAGCCGCCGCAAACGGCTACCGAAGAAAACATCGAGCTGAACGACTGGGGACCGTTCGTGCCGCCGGGAGCGCCAACCGCTCCGGGATCAGATGGCCGCTTTCCTCGTCCGCCCGTAGTATGATGCGGCATGCTTTCAAACTACGTCACCGAGACGCAGCTCCTGCTCAATGATCCGCAGGGTCAATTTTTCGCGGTCCCAACCCTCGTGAATTACATCAATCGATCTCGCCGGCGCGTCGCCGCAGCGAGCGGCTGTCTGCGCGTCATGATCGACGACACCAAGACCGAGAAAGGACAGGAGGTCTATCCGTTCTCAGACTGGAACGCCCTCGTGCAGGACAAGATGCCCGGTGTTGCGAGCATTCTGCATTGTCGTTCGCTGGCGATGGCCATCGGTGCGGGGGGATGGAAGCCCATGTGGCGCAGATTAGTTTGGACGGATTTTCAAGCGCGCTTTCGGATTTACAACAAGACGTTTTACGGTGTGCTGAGCGAACCTGGGTGGTGGGCGCAATATGGCTCAGGGCCCGCCGGTCAAATCTATCTCGCCCCCATCCCCTCGCAGCAAATGCCGTTCGATGTCGATCTCACCTGCGTTCCGCAACCGCTCCTGACCGACAACGATCCTGAACCGATCATGTACCCGTGGACTGATGCGGTAAGCTACTGGGCCGCTGTGCTCTGCTACTTGCAGCAACAGCGGCGCGAAGACGCGCAAGCCATGGCGCAGCTCTTCAACTCCGATCTGCCGATGTGCGCGGCTGTCGTCTGTCCGCAGATGATACAGACCCCGTACGGCGCAACGCTCAGAAGCGCATGACGCATGCCCATACAATCCGCGAACCCGCCCGAGATACTGACGCTCGAGGAATGGAAAGGACTTAATCAGCAAGCTCGTCGAGGGACCATCGACGACCAGGAGGAGTTCTGGGATGAAAACTTCTTCGCGATTGGACCCGGTAATCTACGCACCTGCTGGGGCCACGGTCCCGCGATCTACACCGCGCCGGCCGGAACAACGATACTCAGAATGTTTTTCGGGTTCATTGGCTTTCCCACACCTCAGTTCGCCGCGCCGCCTCCAGGAAAATTGGGATGGATGTTTCTTAGCGACGGTAACGTCGATCAGGTCGACCTGGACACGCAACAAGTCACGCGCATCGGCAACATCTGGTTTCCCATCGCGCCGCAGTACTGGGCGAGCGCGGTCGTATGGCGGCCGAGGTTCTTCGGCAGCGTGATGGGGCAGAACGGCGGCGTTCTGTTTGGTTCACCAGTCAATCCGGCCGGCACTGTTGGGGGTCTCTACGCATGGGACGGTCAAACGCTCAGCTCCCCTGGAGACCCAGCCCCGGACTGGCTCACGGACTTGGCGGAGACGGACCCGACAGCACCGATCCCGCCCATGCCGGTGGGCCTTCCTGGCATTTACGCGATGGAGGTCTACCAGTCGCGCCTGTTCGTCGCCGGCAAGGACGTGGTCTCTTTCAGCGCGCCCTCGAACGGTGCGGATTTCTCTACCGCCAAGGGCGGTGGCTCTTTTGGATACTTTGGTAACAAGCTCACCTATTCGTTCATGGACCTCGCCGCGAGCGCCGGGTATCTGTTCGTCTTCGGCGACAGTTCGACCGATTTGATTAGCAATATCCAGCTCACCGGCCAGGGCACTGTCGCCTCACCGTTCACGACGAACTTCAACTACGCGAATATCGATCCGCAAGTAGGCCAGCGCTTCCCGCGTCCGGTCGGCCGGATCGGCAGGTACTTTACGATGTACAACGGGGCCGGCATCTTCCTCATGCAAGGCGGGGAAGCGCAAGAGATCGGAAACAAGGTCACCGAAATCTACAACACGCTCGACACGTCGTTGTACCTGCCGACGATGGCACCGGCGACGATGTTTGGTTTCCGCGTTATGCTGTGCAACGGGCGCTTCACTGATCCGTGGGGCCGCACGCGCAACCTGTTGCTGATGTGGCATCCAGTGCAAGGCAAGAACTTCTGGTCCGTTGCATCGCAGACGCTCGAGCTGACGAACATCGGCTACTACGAGCAGGACTCGATCATCACGCCGTACGGCACTGACGGGACGAGCCTGTATCAATTGTTCGCGGCACCTGATCCCGCGCTGATCAAGCGTCTGTCGACGAAGTTCTGGCGCGGAGTTGGCCGCTCGATGCTCATCATCAAGAACTTCAAGCGCGCGTACCTCGAGCTGTACGACAACAGCGGCCAAGGTGTTCACATCACGGGACAGGTTCGCACCGGCGCAGGCAATGTGCCTACCGGTGTGCAGGAAATTGGTTTCGAACTTGCGCCAGGAAAACGCTACGACATGGTCCCGCAACCCATCGAAGGTGCGGGCATAGCTGCTGCAGTTGACTTAGAGAGCTTTTCGCCGGATTTTACTCTGGAGCGGCTCCACTTCGGAGCCGATGAGCGCACCATGTTCGGTGCATAACGCAGGAGAGCCCCATGGCTCGAAGGAGACGAGTACGCCGACGCCGCGGACGGCGGTACGTCAGGTAGGAGTAACTCATGGCTCGAAGACATCGCTTGAGACAAACGAGGCGTGCGCGACGCATCCGAGCGCGTCGTAGACGGAGGCGGTAGTGCCACGGCCAATGCATCGCGCGACGAACAATCTTCGTCGTGCGTTGCGCATTAAGAGCTGGCGGTTGCCGAAGTGGCGACCGCGACTGCACAGCTATCGTAAGGGCAGGAGGCTTTGATGGCTCGTGGTGTAAATCTCGGCCCGCGCTCGCGGGTCGACCCAGCAGGCCGGTTTCGTACCCGACGCCCGCGATCCGGTGTGCAGGTCCGAGCTGGTCGCGCAATGTATGAGCGACCACCTGGACCAAGCAGGAGGGGGCGTTCCAACCGCAGACGACGCAGACATCGCAGGAGGCGCTGATGCCCGAGGACAGGGATCGAGATGATCGTCCACGGCGTCGACGCCGACGCGGAGGCGGGCACTATCCGCGCGGCCGTCATCGCCGGCGACGGCGGCGGAGATACGGACCTCCGGTCTTTGCAATGGCCTTTGGCCGCCGTGGTTTCCGAGGTCGACGCGGTCGACCCGGTTTCCGAGGCGGGCCGTTTAGAGGCGGCAGAGGCATGGGTGGTGGTCGAGGACGCTGATGGCACGTAGACGCGGCAAGAACATCGGGCCCACCGGCCCGGTTGTGCGTATGCCTTGGTCGGACGATGCGTGGCCAACTGATTGGGCGCGCGCGCGCGGTCGTGGCCGCAGGAGTAGCCGCTACGGTCGCTTCTCGCCTCGACCGGGTGGACGCACTGGACCCGTGAGATCGACGCGGCGATGAGCAAGTTCAAGCTCGAGCCGACCGAGCCCACCGAGAGCGAGCTGCACCGCACGGTGGCAGAGCTGCTCAATTGGATACTCATGCCGCCGGCGATGTACACGACATTCCCCGCCGGCTGGGGTGTTCTCACGAAGGCTACCGCAGGTCGGCTCAAGGGTGCGGGTCTGAAGCAGGGGATGCCGGATATACTGGTGTTCTATGGCGGAAGAACAATCGGCATTGAGCTGAAGAGCTACAAGGGAAAACTTACGCGGATACAAACAGAGATGCACATGCGGCTGCTCGATGCTGGCGTGCGCGTCTTCGTTTGCAACAGCACCCAGACGGTGATGGCCGCGTTGCTCGAAGTAGGTTTCCCGATGCGGCGGACCAGAGGAGCGAACGATGCCCCGACGCAGATCAACCAAGCACCAGAGAGCAGCAGCGCGGCGTAACTTGCGCAAGGCTCGAGGTGCGCGACGAAGAAGGAGGCGCTAATGGCGCGTAGAGGACGCAGAGCTGTGAGAAGACATGGCCGCAAGCGATTTCCGAAGCGCAGGCGGCGCGGCGGTCGGCGGAGAAGGTAATGGCGCAGAAGCGATATAAGCAGGGACCATGGCCACCGAAAACGGACGATCAGCCGATAGGCTATTTTGTGACGCCGGATGGCTACCTGAGGTCAGAGCGACCACTCGCAGGGCCTTTGCGTATGGGCACCGAGCCTCGCGTAGGCCCGCGAGGTCCCGCCGTTCTCGCCGAAGACAGTCGGCTCTCCGACTTCGGTATGGATAGGATCGATCCGCGCGAGTTCGATCCGATGGGCACGGCGCGCGAGCGGTACGCTTACGGCGAAACAACACGATTGTGCGCGGAGTACATTCGCGGTCGTGGTGGACGCCGTCGCAACGGCTACTGATGTCCGCCGTCTACTTGCTGACCCAGGGCGTGGAGAACACGTTCGCGTTCGAGCACGCGATGGGTCATCGCAAATATT